AGCAAACAAGTTCTCTTGCATAGCTAAACGGTTACGCTCTTCTTCAGGGCGCTGTGTGGCTCTTATTTGCTCGTATATGGCTGCTTGCTGCGCTGCTGGGTCTTGACCTACCTGTCCAAATAAACCACCTGCTTGGCCCTGTAGCTGCGCCTGTAACGCCTGTTGCTCTGGAGATAGGTTAATATTAAAACCACCTTCAGCAGTACCAGCTACATTGCCTATATTGCTAGTAACAGTGTAAGGTTTAAAAGCGATGTCTTCACGAGCGCGTCCTGCTAAAGCAGAAGCACCTGCTGCCGCTTCTGCGCCAAACCTTTCTTGATTCTTTATGTTCTCGTCACTGAGATAGTAGTTACCTGCCGTGCCTAAGAACCCTCCCATAGTTTCCATGAAGCCCATTAGTAAGATCCTCCAGTAATAGTTCCAGCCGTTAGTGTACCTACAATATTCACGGTAGGGGCTGTAACAGTACCTGTGAAAGTTGGACTAGCTGTGTTAGCTTTAGAAGCACTAGCCGCAGCGATGTTGTTATACTCTGTATCAATCTCTGATCCTTTAACAATCTTGTTGGGATTGCCAGTGGTTAGAGCATCTTTAGCTGCAAAGTTGGTTGTCTTTGTGTAATTAGACATTAGATTAGTCTCCCTAATATGGCATGTATGTCAATTTTTTGGATAGAAAAAGCAGAGTTGTTGATTTCAGCTTCAACACCGATAGTAACTACTTCGCCACTGCCTGCTGTGTTTACTCGTGGAGTGTTAACAGTAGCTGCCGCAGTGTACTCAGCGTTTGTGTTGTATTCAGAAACACCGTACTCTCCGGGATTTGTAGAACCTGTCAGTGTAAAGGATTGCTTAGTGAATGCAGAGGTGTAGTCGTAACCCCAGTTTAAAACAGCTTGTGCGTTCTGACCACCAATGATAGTCAGGTTAAACTTCTTCAGGAACTTGAGGTTTGCTGAGTTACCAAAGTCTAGCGCATTGCTGAAGTAGCGCATCTGATACTTAGTAGCACCGTCTAGGTACGTACCATACTCAACAATGCCTTCATTGTGTCCCATGTATAGTTGATCATCAGCAAAGATAGCAAAGGATATTGGCTTAATAGCTGACCATGTTGTTACACGATACGCACCGTTCTCTAAAGGTGCTCTAAGATCAAAGCAGTACACTAGCGAACTGTCTGGGAAGGTTAACAGATAGAAGGCATCCGTAGGGCTGTAGATGGACTTAATAGCTTCTCTACGCCCGTTAGCGTGTACCTCGCTAGACAAAGACTGTAACAAGTCAGACCGTACATTCTTGCTAACATCGTTTAAAGGTAAAGACTTCTGTTGGAGAAGACGACCTAGTGACATAACACCACGACTAGACAAGAAGAACAGATCACTACCTGTAGACTGTACAGAGTCTCTAGCAACACAACCAACACCTTCAATGGTATCGGCTAATGTTAGATTAGAAGAAGGACTCTCGCCTCCTGAGTAGATGATAATGCTCTTCTTACCAAAGATAATCAGGAAGCCGTTATGCTCTGCAAGCGACACAACTTCGTCATAACCTGTAGGCCATACACTTGTTAAATCTACAGAGCCTGAAGAACCACCATGCCAATCATCACCAGCTAGTAGAGAACTCCAGTATACTGTGTACTTGTCATTATATACGTCACAAGTCCATACTCTACCAAAAGCAGCTAAGACTTCGTTACCTTGAGGAGCTGAACTACCACCTGTAGAAGTTAAGCCAACAAGTGTAGTAGAACCAGCAACACTTTCTAAAGGCTGGTGACCACTCTGGTAAAAGTAAACATCGTTGTTAAACGACATAACCTTCCAGTTGTTGTCACTGATAGTATAACCAGCAGGTAGCGTTACTTCAGCGAGTGTAGTAGTGCCTGTAAATATCTTGTTATTACCACAGCTAAATACAGTTGTTTGACCTGCTCTGTTAATAAACTCAAAGATAACTTCAATGCCACGGCTAGTGCCTAAGACTGCTGCACCGTTGGTAGTGACTGTTTTGTAACCCTTACGCGCACCTATACGACCTAGCTTGTCAATGACACAGTTGTCAGCAACAGAGGCGTAGGAAGCATCAGAGGACAGCGGAGAGTCCTGTGTGTTCAGGCCAAAGAATCCCGGCGCTGCTACTGTAATGTTCTGTAGTGGTTTAGCCATTTAGGAATACCAGATAGTTTCTTCAGGGTGTTGTGAAGCATCAATAGCAATAGCGTCAGATAGTGTCCTGTCTGCCAAAGCAAACATCTCACCTGCGCTTGTACCTTGTGTCTCTCCACGCTCTCTAGCAGCTAATGCTGTTGCTACTTGCACAACAGGAGAAGAAGGAACAGCTAGTTTATCCGTGTCTTCGGTGAAGTCTGATGTACGTAGAACCACGTTAAAGCGTAGCTGGAACACACCACTAGGCTTAGGGTAGACATCGACAGCGTTGTCACCGTTAGCGTCTACACCGTTAAAGCTGTAGAACTGTGGTGAACCAATAGGCGGTGTCTCGATTAAGAAAGCATTGTCCATCCAACGAGAGGAACGATACTGCATGAAGAAGTCTGAGGTGTCGTTAATAACATCCAGCAGCTTCATACGGTTCTGTGAGCCTGTTAGAACGTAGTTAAACGTATCAGCAGAGGTAGTAACAGTTAGTGTAGTACGTAGGGCTGTCCAATCGTAAGAGTCCTCTACAGACCGTTTAGCGTCATTAACAAACTCCCCTATTAGCTTAGAGTAACTGTTCTGACCAACAGTGGTCACCTCGTCTTCTCTCAGTCTACGCATTACGCTGTTGACTAGCTGTAAATATGTCATTATTAGAACCTTCTCGTTAACATGCCTTGCGGCCTAGTTGGTTGTGCTGGTTGTATGAATCGTTGTAGCAGGTTAGCTTGTGCTGCTTCTGTTTCTTGTAGTCTACGAGCCTCTGACGCTTTAAAAGGCATTAGACGCTCTTGAGCTGTTATTGTTTGATCAATGCCTAGTAAGTCACCGAAGAGAGAGTCTGTAGTAGACGTAGCTGCTATAGGTGATCCAACACCAGTGCCAACGCCACTACCACTGCCTTCACCGTCTCCTGAACCATCTCCTGAGCCTGTGCCATCACCAGTGCCAGTACCATCTCCAGTGCCTGTGCCATCACCAGTGCCAGTACCATCTCCAGTGCCGTCTCCTGAACCATCTCCTGAGCCGTCTCCAGTGCCTATAGAATCTCCACCACCTGTTCCAGTGCCAGTAGTGTCTCCAGTTCCAACAGTGTCTCCAGTACCTGTACCAGTGCCTGTTCCGTCTCCTGCTATAGGATCAACAATAGTATCTATAGGATCAATAACAGAACCAACAGTGTCTTCAGCAATGTCGCCTATAATGTCTATAAAAGTAGGGTCTTCTTCTGTAGTTTCTTCTTCTGTTCCTGTAGACGGAGACTGAGGAACTTGACCTATGGTTGATCCAACACTAATACCTTCGCCTTCTGTGTAATCAAAACCCGCTTTAATAAAATCAGCTATTGTTTGCTCGTCTGGTTCATAAGTAGTCCACACGTTTGTGTCAGGATTTAAAGGGTTTGATCCTCTATTTGTCCACACAATCCCTCTATCGTCTGTAAATACAGCACCTATTTTACTAGGATCACCAGCGTCTATAGTTTCTTCTATAGGCTCAGAACCAGACACACCGCCGCTACCAGCGTCACCACCTGCGTCACCGCCTTCACCTGCTTCGCCGCCACCTTCTGCACCACCACCTTCTGCGTCTTTAGGTATTGTTGGTGGAGGTATAACCTCATCTGGTTTTTTAGCTACAATAGGCTCTGCGTCAAGTTTTGCTAGTCTGTCAGCTTCAGCTTTGTCAGCAGCTATCTGAGCAGCTCTAGCATCTTCGGCAGCTTTAGCATCTGAAGCAGCTTTAGCATCAGCAGCAGTTTTAGCATCAGCAGCAGTTTTAGCAGCAGCATCAGCAGCAGCTTTAGCAGCTCTAGCATCTTTGTCTGCTTGCAGGTCTAAAGCAGCTTGTTTCTCTCTGTCAGAGTTTGCTTTAGCTTTGGCAGCGGCTGCGTCTGCTTTAGCTTGTGCATCTGCGGCAGCTTGAGCGTCAGCAGCGGCCTTAGCATTTGCGGCTGCCTCTGCGTCTGCTTTAACTCTAGCAGTTTCTTCATCTACGCTAAACTGTATTTCAGTAGCAATGCCGTTAATTGTGCTGAGTATAGTGTTTAGGTCTGATCCAGAGGCTACTGCTGCATTGACAGTGTCTTTTAAATTGTTTATAACTCCTGAGTCAACACCTGCTGCCATGTCCTCTACGCTTTTTATTGCGTCTTTTATTTCTTGACTAGGAGGCATACCGCCTTCGCCTAATACTAAATTCGTAACATCGTTAAAATTCATGCCTAAAACTTCTAGACCACGAGCTTGTGAGTAAGCTCCGCTATAAACAGCATCTGCGTCAGCCATTGTAAAAGATAAGCCAGAAGCCTCAGCAGCTTCCTGAGCAGCAAATACAGCATCATCGCCAGCGGCAGCAGCCTCTACTTCAGACATTCCTTTCATACCTTCTGGCAATAACTTAAAACCCGCCATAGCAATACTCATCCAGTCTGACGCATGTAGTGTATCGCCAGTTAATCCTCTACCCGCTGCTATAACACCTTCCGAAATACCGCCACTCATTATTGCTATAGCGGTTCTAAACGGGCCACTAGCTAACACACCTCTACCAAAGCTAGTAGGATCAAAAGTTTCTTTAACTGTAGGCGTGAACGAACCTAAATAACTGTAGTCACCAGCCTCGCCCTTATCACCGCCAAATACTTTATCTGCTTCGTACCAATCTCTTGCGCCTTCTTGGTCTTGACCACCTTGCTGTGCAATAGCATCTGGCGAGTTCATACGGTAGCCATACTTTTCTATAAACTGTAAGACACCTGTTTCTCTTTTCTCAGAGTTGTTCCACTGTTCAGCAAAAGCGTCTTGATACTCTCCCTTAGTTAGGCTGCCTTGGTCATACTCGTTTCTTAAATAAGATAGACGTGCATCTGCAGGAAGCTGGCTGTATTCTTGTTCAAACTGCCCAGGGTTGTTAGCGGATAGTTCTTTTAAAGGTTCTGTCCACTCTTGGAGAAGACCAGCTACTTCTTTTTCTCTAGCAGACTTAGCAGCTTTAGCTTTGGAGCTATTTAGATTGTCGTAAACAACCATGTCTTCAGGCGCTGTGCCTACAGGATTGTACTGAGTAATGTTATTATACTGGTTCTCTCTAGCAAATGTACCTACGTCAACAGCAGGGTTAGCTACAGACCCAGCGTTTCCAAAGATACCTCCTGATGCTACACCACCACCCATAATGCCGTTACCAAGACCAGACAAGTCCATCCCTTCAAGACGAGCTAACATCTCTGGAGATATACTAGCAAGAGCTGCTGCATTATCACTATCTCGCTTTGCTGCTCCTGCCGCAAGTTCTTCAGCAGTCATGCCTAAAGAAGCCAGCAAGTCTGGGGTTGTGGTTACATTAGAACGCTGGCCTTGTTCAGTGCTTGAAAACCAAGCATCATACGCTTCGCTAATACTAGCTTTTGAAGAGGGGATTGTTTCTTCTACTTGATCTATAGTAGATGGGAACGGGTTAACATTTGAAAAGTCAAAGTC